AATTTACTTAATACAGTATCATCTAGTTTTGGTTTACCATCATTAGTAAATTCTTTAGCTTCCCAACCATACTTGTCTTTTAATCTTTGTGCTATGTGATGACGTGAACTAGGATTGAATACAGTTACTCTATCTTTTAATTGTTTACCTGTTTTTTCTGACACTCTGTGCTCAGTAATAGGTAAAAAGATTTTTTGTAATTGTTCTTCTAGCTCTAATCTTCTACTGTTTAACTTTGTATATAACTGTTGGGCTTTCTCTTTATTAAAAGTAAAACCATATTGTTCTTGTTGAAATATAATCTCTGCAACATTGTGTTCTAAATCCATTGCTTGTTGTGAGTATTGTTTTTTCTCAATAACATTAAATAAAGTGTGAGTAACATGAACATCTTGAATACAATATTCTAGCATACCCACACTAAATTCTTTCCAATCTGTATCAAACTGTTCTTTATATTCGCCCACCCTGTTACCCCACGCCTTTAAGCTGTGTCTGCCAATACAGTCTTTTGGAAAATTCTTATGTTTAAAATCTTGGTCTTTAATATCAGGGAATAACAATCTTGTTGCTACTATAGTATCAAAAACTTTTGCTTTTGATTTTAAATTATAAAACTTTCTAAGAACTGGTATGTCAAACTTAATGATGTTGTGACCAATAATTAATTCTGCTTCTTCTAATTTCTTTACAGCTTGTGCGTTGTTAAGATGTAGTATTTCATTTGTATCTATATTTTTTAATATAATACAATGCACTTTAGTTGCTGTATCTAAAAATCCATCTGTTTCTATGTCAAAACAATATCTCATAATATAATCTTCTTTATTTTTAATATGTTGCTTGATGGTATTGTGGTTATGTTACCAACATCTCCTAAAGAACCATCATCTTCAAAATTTACATCAGCAACTATGATATGCACGTTTAAATCTTTTTTAATTAACCAACCTGTTGATATACAAATTGTTGGTGTACTTTTCATAGCGTCCTTTAAATTTTTCCATGAGCTGTCAGAGTTTATATCACTCCATGTTAATTGCACATAGTCTGCTTTAAGTATTTTCTTTGTAACTTGTGGTAATGGTTTCATGTTAATGTAATGTGTGTGATTCTATTTGAACATTCCAAGCCGCATCTTCACCATTAAAAGCTAATGACAATAACGCATCTTGTAATAACATAGCTGAACTTTCTTTGCCAACATGTAAAGTTACAGTCTGTTTTGTTTTCTTTGCTCTACTGACTGCTTCCATGACATACATAGTCCAACTCATCATTTTCTTTTTTAGTCTTATCTCATCAGAAGTCATCTAACACCTCTGTTTTAACTTCTGCTAAACAACCTGTTGCTAAATCATAATGTAAACTACAAGCATTTCCTGTCTCACCAGAAAATCTATTTTTAAGTATTTGTAATTTTGCAATATTGTTTTCTGCTTTTAAGTCACGACTCATGGAAAGCACCATGTCAGATAGCTGAGCTATGGACTGGCTTCCTCTAAGACTGCTTAATGTAACTTGTTTGCCATCTTCAAAACCTTTGTCACCTTCTGTTGACCTACGTAAGTGACTAACTAAAATTAATCCAATGCCTGTCTCTTCTACAAGTGTTCTTAATTTACTTACAAAATAATCAATAAGTTTTCTTTCATCATTTGTATGTTCATCTCCAAGTGCAGACAAAGCCATGTGTAAATGGTCTAGTATTACCCAGTCTACATTACATGCTTTTGCTAAGTATCTTATTTTAGAAAGTAAATTATCTGCGGCACTTGCTCCGAAGTGATTGTATAAATAAAAATTACCATTACCAATAGTAGAGGTAAACGTGGTGTGTAATTGTTTTTCATCTATTCCTTCTCTTGTTAAATGTAATGGTTTCTTTAAATGCACACCCATAATTCCAAGTGCACTTCTTTTAACACTCTCTTCTAATGCTATGTAACCTACAGAATATTTTTGTTCTAATAAACTTAATGCAACATGTCTACAAAAGCTAGACTTACCAACTCCACTACCTGCTGTAACTGTAACAAGCTCACCTTTACGTAATCCATGAGTCTTATTATTTAAACATTCAAATGGATATTGTGCTGTAACATAAGTGTCTTCTGTTTGTATGTCATTCCAAATGTCAGCACCTAAAATAATACCATCAGGTCTGTATGCTTTACTTGACCAGATACAATCAGTTAATTCTTTTACTTTGTTTGCAAGTATCATTTCGTTTGCATCTTTAAGAGGTAACGTACATATCTTAGCTTTGTTAGGTGTAAGTAATTTTGCACATTCTATTGCACCTTTTTTACCTTGTTCGTCTTGGTCAAAACAAAAATAAACAGAATCAAATCCTTCAACCCATTCTAATTCTTTTTGTATATCTCTCTTAGCTCCTTGAGCTCCTGACTTAATACTTACAACAGGAAATTTATTTTGATTAATAGCGGATATGCTCATTGCATCTATCTCACCTTCTGTAACAATCAACATCTTGCCTTTGTCTCTCCACAAATGCTGACCAAACAAACCTGCTTCTCTTGCATCACCTAACCACTGAAAAGTTTTATCAGGGTATCTTAGTTTTTGTGCAATTAATTCTTTATCTTTATTATAGTAATTTGCTATTTGACAAGGTCTGCCAAACCACGCACCAGATTGGTAATTGAATTTTTGAACTGTGTTGTAATTAATTTTACGTTTTGTTAATTCCGTAATACTACCTTCTATAAATTCTTTACTGGTTTCTGTTGATACTGGGTTATTCAAATCGTTTCCTTTGGTTGTTGTGTTGCAAGAAAAACAGAAAGCATGTCCGTCTGAGTAAACAGAATTTGCATCTGAAGAAGAGCAATTATCACATGACGTATGATATAAAAACTCACTTTCTGTATTTTGCATAAAATTTTTTACCTTATTGTTTTGGGTTAAATGTAAGGTGTAACAGTATCTACTCTCGCTTCTCTGTTACACCTAACAAACTATCTCAACAACTCTGATACATCAAAGTGTGGAGATACGGAGTCAGCCACATCTCTGTGACCTACTACATCAACCTTGTACTTCTGTTTCAACTCTTTTATAAGTTTAACCAAAGCGGTGTACTGTTTGAACGTGAAGTTACAATCAGGTTGATTGTCTATGGTTCTTCCGCCTACTAGGCAGATACCGATAGAATTTTTATTAGATAGTTTTAAATTACCATCTGCGATATGAGCTCCTGCTACTTGCATGTCTCTACCGTCTTGCACTGTGCCATCTCTTTTAATTATTTTATGAAATGCACAAGAAAATAGACCGTCTTTACGGTGTTGTGTATCTATGTCATTCACATCAAAGTTTTCTTTTGGAGAAGACTCACTACTGTGTATAACTATATATTTTGTTTCTGTTCTCAAATTACTCATAACCATTCTCTAGGAATATGTTTGTCAGAATATTTAAAACCATATTTCTCACACCACATTCCGTATGTTGTTTTACTTTTTTTACTAATTTTTTGTCTACTGTTGCTAAAGATAAATCTTATGTCTAACTCAGGGTGTTGTTCTTTTATGAACCGCATTTTTTTTCTATCTGCTGAAGTAAATAAGCCTTTAGTCTCTATAAAAAATTCTTTTTCTTTTAAATAAAAATCAGGAGTATAAGTGTGTACTTTTTCTGGGACAGTGTATTTTAATTTAATTGTTTCAAATTCGTATTTAACTTTATTTAAGTCAAGCTCTTTTGATATTGCTATCTCTAAGCCTGACCTAAATCCGTACTTTAGACCTACTTGATTAGAAGTCAGCTTGTGATTGTGCCACTTCATTTTCAAATGTCTTGTCTTCTGGTGCAACGTAACCATCTTTTACTTCATCAAAGCCATAACCTTTTGAGTTACCTGCTCCGCCCTCTACAAGTTTAGTTATCTGCACTGCTCTTAATCTAAGGCTAACTCCTGCTCCTGCCATTGCAGTGTAATATGGTATCAACTCTGCTGATACTTTCATTTCACTACCTGACCAAACATTAGC